CGAGATGCACACAGCATCGACGCCCGGTTCGCAATATTTGCCATTTTCGAAGAATCTGTCGCGCGAAGCCGCACGTCGGATCGGCATCTCGGCAAGCAGCTACACGATGGATTTCAGTGACGCATCCTATGCATCCGTTCGCATGGAGGGTGCCACAATCTGGCCAATCGCTGTGCGGCGCCGGGAGCGGATATCGGCACCATTTGCCCAGGGTGTGTACGAGCCGTGGCTACAGGAATCCATTGCGGAGGGTCGTGTCCCACTAAAAGGCGGACTGGCCGCTTTTCTCGCCAACAAGTCCAGTGTGTGCTGGGCAGAGTGGCGGGGGCCAGAACAACCTAGCGCAGACCCGTACAAGGATGCGCTGGCCAATAAGGTCAATCTTGAAACCGGCGCCACCACGCTTCAACGCATCTACGCCGCGAAGGGGCAGGACTGGGAAGAAGAGATCGAGCAGGCCGGCAAGGAAATTGAGGCGCTGACCGATATCGGGATGGCTGTTCCACACGGGCGATCACGAGGTGGTGACGGGGCGGGGCCTTTGGGCGGTGCCGCAGATGGTGACCGTGTTCCGCAAGGAGGTTCCGCATGAGTGACGATAGTCTCATCGACGTCGACTGGTGTGCGCGCGCTGCCAAGCTTCGTAAAGTTGAAGAAGCTCTGTTGGCCGGAGAGATGATCACTGAGGCTCGCTTTGGCTCCGACATGACGCGGTTCGCCAATGCTTCGCTTGAGCAGGTCGGACGTGCACTTCATGAGGCGATCCGGAAGTGTCAGGAGGCGCGCGGGGAAAAACCTGCGCGCCGTCGTTTTGCAATGCGCGGGCTCATGCGGCCCTACTAAGGAACCACAGAAATGGCTGCTATTATTGAAGACGGAAAGCTGCGGCTTTCCGGCTATGTGGGTGACTATTACTATGACGACGGCTTCACTTCGAGTGATGTCGTCCTGGCGCTGGCTCAGATCGATGATGATGCCGATCTCGATTGCCACATAAACTCGGCTGGTGGCGTTGCCTCCGAGGGTGCTGCTATCCATGCGCTTCTCGCCGCTCGCAGCGGTGTTACCAACATCGTGGTGGAAGGTATTGCTGCATCTGCTGCCTCGCTGATCGCCATGGTCGGTGCCACCGTCACAATGTCGGCTGGCTCGGTCATGATGATCCATGATCCGAGCGGTTGGACATTCGGCACCTCTGCTGATCACACCAAGACCATTGAAGGCCTCGAAGCGCTCGCTACTGCCTATGCCCGTGTTTATGCGGCAAAGTCCGGAAAGACTGCGGACGAATGTCGCGCAATCATGAAGGAAGAAAAGTGGTTCACACCGCAACAAGCGGTTGATGCCGGCTTCGCCGACGAAACCACGGAAACCAAGGCTGAGCCGGTAGCCGCATTTGACTATCGGCAATTTGCCAACGCGCCGCAGCGTCTCGTTGCTTTGGCGAAGAAGAAAGACTGGTCGCCACCGACCAGTTCCGCGGCACCCGCCGCACCAAGTCCAACCAAGGAAATCGTTATGACGGACAAGAACCTCGGCGGGGGAAAGACCGCCGATACCACCGATGTCGTGGATATCAGCAAAATCACAGCTGACGCTAAAAACCGCATCAAGGCGATCATGACGGCGCCCGAAGCGAAGGGGCGCGAGAACCAGGCCGAACATCTGGCTTATGAAACCGACATGACAGTCGAGGCTGCTGTAGCGGTTCTCGCGGCTGGCGCACCCTCTACAGCCGCAGTCACTGACGCCGACGCCAACGAGCAGCTTCGGCTTAATGGGGCAGGTCTGAACGGTGGCAAGCCGACGGCCAAGGGGGACCGCTCCATCCTTACCGCTTCGGTCGATCGCGCAAACAAGCGTCGCTAAGGGAGGCAAACCAATGACAACTCTTTCTCAAAGCCTGCGCGGCACGGCGCATTATCTCGTTTCCGAAGCCAACGGGTATCTGTCGCGCGAACAGATTGTCGTTGCTTCTGGCAGCGGCAAGCTCGACGCAGGAACTGTGCTCGGCCGCGTAACGGCGACCAAGAAGTTTGTGCCGCTCGATCCTGCTGCGACCAACGGCGCGGAAGTTGCGGCAGCAATTCTTTACGAAGCCTGCGACGCCACCGATCTGGATGTGCGCCGTACCATCACCGCTCGCCATGCAGAGGTGCATGCCGACGTCCTGGTCTGGGGCGAAACTGTCACCGACGCCCAAAAGACTACGGCCCTGACCCAATTGGCCGGTCTCGGCATCGCGGCCCGATAAGGAGGGGCACACAAATGGCACTTGTTGCAGATATCTTTAGCCAGAATGCCTGGGGCGCCATCGAGGTGCAGGAAGAAATCATCGAGAAGGTGGATTTCAAGCCGCAGCTCCTCGGCTCTCTTGGGCTTTTCAATCCAATCTATTCCCGCTCACGCACAATCGGTATTGCCGACAAGGATGGCGTCATGACGCTGATCCCCACGTCGTCGAATGGTGCTCCTCCGGAAGAGCTCATCCCTCGTGGTGCTCGGCTCCGCACGATGGAAGCAGTGCGGCTTGCCAAAGGTTCCACGATCTATGCCATTGAGCTGGCGGGTGTTCTTGCCCTGCCATTCGCCGAACAGACCGTCGAGGCTGCGGATGAGGTCACAAGCCGCACAAGCCAGATCAAAGACGATCTCGAACTGACCTGGGAGCACATGCGTTTTGGGGCCGTCCAGGGCAAGGTGCTTGATGCGGATGGCTCTACTGTACTGATCGACTGGTACAAGTTCTGGGGCATCGACGAGCCGGCAGAAATCAACTTCGCTCTCAATGTCGATACTACCGATGTCCGCAAAAAGTGCCGCGACCTGAAGCGTACGATGCAGCGCAAGGCAAAGGGTATCTGGACGCCTAGCGTGAAGGTTGGCGCGCTGGTCGGCGACGAGTTCTTCGATCTTCTGGTCAACCACCCCCAGATCAAAGAATCCAAATTGGGCACTGAACGGGCGGCCTCGCTGGAAAATATTGAAGGATTTTCCACGATCGAGATCGAGGGGATCGTATTCATCAACTATCAAGGCACCAATGACGGCACCACCATTGCCATTGGCAGCCAGAAGGCCCGGTTCTTCCCGATCGGCGCCCGCAATGCCTTCCAGGTCGGCTGGGCGCCTGCAAGCGAATTCAAGCCTTACCTCAACAAGCGTGGGCAGGAATTCTATGGTCTTGTTCTGGAAGACAAGTCCGGGCGAGACGAATGGGATCGGGTCGAGCTCTACAGCTATCCGCTGTTCATCTGTACCCGCCCGGAAATGCTGCAGCGCGCCAAGGCGCAGTAGCCCTCTGCCTGCGACGTAAACCGAACGCCCGGCTCTTGCCGGGCGTTTTTCATGGAGAAGGTGAATGAAAACCAAGATCGTTACCGAAGCTGGGTTTGTCGACGGAAAATATGTCAGGGCTGGCGCCAGTGTTCCTGATTACGAAAGCATGAGCCGCGACGAATTGCTTGCTGCTGCACGGGGGCGTGGCATGAGCGTCGCGGCAAACGTCTCAAAGTCTGATCTTTTGGCTTTGCTGGCTCCACCTGCAGATCACAATGTCGGGCAGGGGTGATGCCGGTCGCCGGCAGCTTTCATCAAACTCGTGATGCCGTGTTAGCTGCGGTGGATCGGGTTTTCGCTGAACCAATCAAAATATCGTTCATGCGATCTGGACAGCCAGATGCCAGCAAGCCAGCTGTGGTGATCAAGGCTGTTCTGCGCGTGGGCGGTGGCGAGCAGACTTCAATCGCTGGCAGCCTCGGTCAGAGCTGGCGAACACAGCTCGCTGCGGGAAAGGGCGAGCTTCACATAGACCGTCGTTCATATACCGGCCCGGCAATTCTGAAAGGCGATGCTGCCCAGGCATCGTCCCGGCCCGGCCAGCCCTGGTTCGAGGTGCTTCGTGTTGATGATCGCGGTGAAACGCGCCTTGTTTTGGAGCTCGGTGAGAAATGAGCCTAATCCGCATTGCCGAACGTATTTGCGCTGTCGAAGCGCTCAAGGGCCGTACGCTGGTAGAGGGCAACGTTTTGGACAGTCCAAACGGAGCTCTTGATGTGCAGGCTGATGGTCGTTTGCGTACCGGTGAGGAGAAGCCGTTTATTGCTATCTATACGGATCAAGGCAAAGCAGAAGGCTTGATGCACCGGGGGCTTTATGAAAACGGTCTCTGCGATATCGTTTTTGAAATCGGCATTTCGGCGCCCATGGTCGAAACAGATCGAGAAACTGGCGCGTCAGTCATTGTTGGTATTGGCGTTCCGGCTTCTGACCAGGGCTTTGAATTCTTTCTCGATATCGTTCAGCGTCAGATCATCGATGTTCTGAACGATCCAGATAACGAATGGTCGGAAATCTATCGGGAGCTCCATTCTCAGGTGCTCAAGACTGAATATGTCGGCGCGAGAAACACGGACGACGGACAGAGGCTTGCTGGTCATCAACTCCGCAAAACCGTTCGTCTCGTTGATGATCCGTATGGTGCCGAACTCACGCCCGGCGCGCCATTTACTCGGTTTCTCGAAAAAATCGAGGCAAGCTCTGATCCCGTCTATGTCAGTCAAGCAGTTGCTATTCGAGCGCTTTTTGGTGGGGACACTGTGCCGCTTTCAGTCCTACGGCGCGGGCTGGGCTTTACGCAATCTGAGGTCGGAGCGCTTGGTCTTGCAGAGTTAGGTGATCCTGAGGGTCAGCCTATGACGATGGCACATGTGATGGTTGAGGGCAGGGATTGATGATCTCGGAAATCATCGCGCAGCGAGCTGACATCGAACAGCTCAGGAGCCTGTTCGGGCGTAGTCTTCGGGTTGGTGCTGTCGAGGTCGTGGACGCTGAGAAGGGTTTTCGGATCAAGCTGGGCGAGGGCGGTGATGGCGCTCCCTATCTCTCGCCCTGGTATCCGCATCCGGAATCGGGCGGCGCCACCAAAACCTGGGCACCTTTGAGCAAGGGTCAGGTCGTTGGGGTGATCAATCCCAATGGCGATGCTCGGCAGGGCGTTCTTATTCGGGGTGGTTTCTCTGATGCGGATCCGCCGCCCAGCCAGAGCCTTGATGAAAATGTCCTCTCTTTTGGCGGCGTCACAATAACGATCGGCGCTGGGGGTGCCGTCACGATCGACGCGCCCGGCAAGGTGGTTGTGAACTCGTCGAATATCGAGCTGGGCGGGGAGGGCGGCAAACCGATCGCCCGCGTTGGCGATCTGGTCGAGGTGACTTCGGGATCCTCTGCCGGCAAGTGGCCGATCGTCGAAGGCTCTGACGTAACCAAGTCAGTCTGAAAGGAAAGACCATGCTGAAAAAGGCATATCAGGCGGCGCCCGGTGTGGCGTCCGTCAATGGCGGAGCTGTGCCCGATGATGGGGTGCTGCATCTGACCGAAGGGGAAGCGCTGTACGATCTGGCGCATGGCAATATCGTCGAGATATCGGCGGCTGATCCTGCCCAGGTCGAAGTCGATCCGCCGTCGCCGCGTCGTCGGTCCCCAAAATGAGCGGTATCGATCGACATACAGGCAAGGTGATCGGCAATTACGACAGTGCCTTGCAGTCGATCGAGGTGATCTTCACCACGCGCATTGGCGAGAGGGTAATGCGCCGGCACTTCGGCGCCGGGCTTGCAGAGCTTCTGGGCCGCGCCACAACGCCAGCCCTGTTCGCCGCATGGCAAATGCTGGTGGCGATCGGCATTGACCTCTGGGATGTGCGTTGGCGTGTTCGAGGCGTCTATGTGACCGCCAATGCCAATGCGATCGCGCTGGGGGAAGCCGGAATCCGCGTAGAGGCGGATTGGCGCCCGCGTGCCCTGGATGGCGATTTCACCGTTGAAAGCACCCGCAGTTTCACAATCCGCTTTGGGCGGCGTGTGAGTGTTGAACAGGCAAATTGATGTCCACGCTTCCCGCAGAACTCGAAGGCCTGCCACCCCCGGCACTGATCGAAATTATCGGGTTTGAGGCTCGCTATGGTGAGCTTCGTACCCGGTTGGTCCAGATATTTGCTGCGGCCGGTATCGATTATGATGTCGAGGCTCTGGAAACAGATCCGGCGCAAATCCTGTTGCAGGTATCGGCCTATCAGGACGTGTTGCTTCGGCAGCGCATCAATGAGGCCATCAAGTCGTGGTTTCTGGCCTATGCCAGCGGTGGCGATCTCGATGTACTGGCGCAGTGGTACGATGTCGTTCGCCTGCCTGGCGAACAGGACAATGCGCTTAAACGGCGCGTGGTTCTGGCGATACAGGGACGATCCACTGGCGGCACCGAGGCCCGTTATCGCTCGATCGCTCTCGGTGCCGATGTGCGTGTTGCTGAT